GAGCTGAAGGACAGTCTATTTATAGTGCTGATGGCACAAGAATCGAGTACATCAAGCGAGATAGTCTGTTTAACGGAGTTTATCCTATCTCAAGATAAGGAGGGCTTATGAGAGTTGCAAGAAGAATAAAGCAGCGTATGTATTATGCACTTCTTATAGGGAAAGAGCCTATCTATGAACGGGATGATAATGGGAATATTATATATAGAATCCATGCCGGAGAGCGAATACCTGTTGAAACGGGTGAATTTAAGGATAAATATTCTGAGCCTATATTGTTTTTTAACTCAATCTCAGGACAGCTTACAGAAAACGAATTACAGGCATTTGGAACGCAGAATATGGCTGATGCTAAGATGACTTATAAAAGAGGACAATATCCATTCAGGACCGGCACTCTTATCTGGAAGCAGTCAGAGATAAAGTACATTGATGATGAGATAGATCCGTCATCTGCTGATTTCAGGGTTATGGGTGTCATGAATGAAGGACAGCTCTTTTGGAAGGCAATGATGCAAGCGGTATCGAACAATGAAAATTGAAGTATATCTTAATCAGAAAAGTGTAGGTCATGCCATAGGTCAGCTAAAAGCATATCGCGATAGCCTGGCTGCTAAAAATGAGCAGTTTGTGTATGAACTTCTCAATATCGGAATAAAAGTAGCTGAAGAAAGAGCAAGCGAAAACGGATATGGGAAGTACATTACCTTCTATAAAAAAGGAAAAGGTGGAATTACGACTATCGGGTATCTTGTAGGTGAAGATACTCAAAAGATAATTGCACAGTGGGAATATTATGATAAGGATAATATTAAAACAGCTGCAATTAGTCCTATTCTTTTTGCTGAGTTTGGTAGTGCAAACTATGCAAGAGTTCCTTTTGACATAGGAGGTGTTGGACAAGGCACTTTCCCTGGACAGACTCATGCTTTTGATGGTTCGTGGTGGGTTAAGAAATTAGATCCTAGTACGGGAGAGTACATATGGACAAGGTGGAGTGGCGTAACACCTACTCAGCCAATGTACCATGCTGAAATGAAGATGTACGAGCAGATTTATAACGTAGCAAGAAAGGTGTTCAGAACAGATGGTAGATGAAACATGGTATGCCAAAATTGAATCTTATATATTGACCATTCTTAAGTACGAGCTTGTACAAAAGACATCAGCACCTTATCCGAATCTTACCTGTACAACATCCAATCAGGAAGAATCGCTTGAGCTTGTCGGTGATTTCCCTACTATGTACGTACACATGTTGCCTCCGTATGAGGTTGGAAGGGATTTGACCAATGATACAGTCAATGGCATCAATTGCACTTTTGAACTTGTCGTTTATTCCGACAAGTCTGAAAAAGAATGTCGTAACATCATAACCGCAGGCATTCAGCAAATGAAAAAACTGCATTTTAATGTTGAAACGTTTCCTGATCCAAGAACGTCAGATAAGAAGTATATTGCGATTACAAGACTTAACAGAGTAATTGCAAGCGGTGATAGAGAATTAGTACCGCAAGATGAATGATTTAGCTCAACAGAGCTTTTCATAGATAAAACGAAGAGAGGAGCAATCCTCTTTTTTTAATGCCATTTATGGCAGAAAGGAGAAAATATGGCAGTTCAAGAGGCAGGTCTGTCCACATTAGGAGTTAAATTTGGATACGCCGTTGAGACTGTTGCAGGAACACAGCCCGCAGCATTCATACAGCTTGAAAGATGTAATGCGATTGCTGGTATCGAGTTGTCCACAGAGACTATCGACGCTTCAGCTCTTGAAGATTATATCACGAAATATATCGCAGGCAGACAGGATTCAGGCGGTGAGTGGACAATTACATTTAACTACACAGCTGAAGTAGCAACACAGCTTCAGACAATGATCTCAGCTTACAACACAGCAAAGGCATCTAACCTTAAGACATGGTTTGAGGTTTGGATTCCTAATGCAACTAATGGATTCTATGTAGTTGCACAGCCCCCTCAGAGACTTCCTATGCCGGAGTTCTCACAGAATGAGCTTCTGACAATCGAAGTTGGTTTTGCGGTTGAGGATTATAAGGGCGAGCTTACAGCTATCGAGCCGGTGGGGTAAATAGCTCTGGTGGAAGTGGCAATCAGGGCGGTAACTCTAGTCAGACCACTGGTTATCTTGATGCAACAGCACTCGGCGCAATGTCTGATTCTGATATCCTTGCTCTTGCAACACAGAGAGGTTACACAATAGGAGCAGAATCGGATACTACTGAAGAGATTATCAACGACTTCCTGGATGAGCAGGAACTTAAGTATCCATTCACCCAGGCAGAACTTGAGGAACTTACAGTTAATGAAATCGAGGCTATTGCATCAGCAAGAGGTTACACGATAACCGAGACACTTAAAGCAGACATTATTACTGAGTTTTTGTCTTTGCAAAATGCTTAACGGAACATGGGGCGGCTTTCGGGCTGCCCCTTTCCCTTTAAGCATTTAGGGGAAAGGAAAAGGATTATATGAGAACTTTTTTGATTAACAACAAAAGATATGTAGCAAAAGAATTTACTTTCGGTGCAGTAAGACAGCTTGAAGGTTATGGACTTTCGCTTACTGATGTACAGAATAAGCCAATGACTCTTGCGGCAGCTTACCTTGCATTCTGTGCGAATATCAACATGGATGCGGCTGATAATGAGATTCAGGAGCATGTTATCAAAGGTGGAAATCTTGATGGTATTTTTGAAGCTGTTACAGAGGCTATGAATGAATCACGTTTTTTTCAGGCGCTCAACAAAAAGGCAGAGGCGGAGGAAGTTCAGAATATTCCGGAAACACCAGTAGTTCCGATTCAGGAAATTCCGGTTCAGCCAATAACAGCAATACCGGTAGGAGAAACAGTAATTCAGTAAAGTATAAGACACTTACCGAAGAATATGAGAAAGAACTTTTACCCTCAGTACTATCACTTGGCTATTCATATTGGGATTTTTGGAATATGAATCCAAGGATTTTAGAACCAATACTTGAGGGTTATAAACTTAAAAGAAAGATAATAGATGAGAACCAATGGCTTTTGGGCGGATATATTTTCGAGGCGGTTTCTATTGCTCTTGGAAACATGGCAAAGAAAAAAGGTCAAAAGCCAGACAATTATTTCGAAGAGATTAAACGTCCAGCATTGCAATCAATCAATACGAATAATGGTGAATTAACTGAAGAAGAGAAGCAAAAAAGGCTTGATCTTCTTGTTGCAGGACTCAGAGTTAAACAGGCAAACTTTGAATTGGCAAAACAGCAAAAGAAGAAGCAGTGATTTAGGTCGCTGCTTCTTTTTATGGGGATGAATACTATGAATGTAGATTCATTAAACATACAAATCAAATCTAGCGCGACTGATGCTAGAAAATCTATAGATGGTCTTGTTACTTCACTCAAAAATTTGAATAGACAGCTTGGGCTTAAAGAGGGTACTAAACTTGCGACTACTTTAAAGACTATCTCTAACTCTGCCACTTCTGCGTCTGCCGAGATTAATAGGATTAGTGGGACAGGACTTGAGAAAGTTTCTAAAGAAGCAGAAGTAGCACAAAAGTCAATTCAAAAACTCGCCAAGGAAGGTGAAGATGTAAAGAAAGCTCTTGAGGGCTTTAAGTTCCCTGATTACGATAGATACTTTGGTGTAATGTATGAGAAGTTTGACGTTCCTGAATCAGTAAAAAAAGGAACTAATAACATGGTCAAGGAGTTTGAAAACCTTGGCTTTGTTATTAAGCACCTGGATGATTCTGCCCCTGAGCGAGTTGTTGAGGATGTACAGGACAAGTTACTTCCCGCGACTACACGAGTTACAGATCAGATAGAGAAGTTAGCTAAAGATTTTAATGATATAGATACTTCTCAGCTTGATATTATGACAGAAGGTGCGAAAAAAGCCGTAGTACCAATTGGGGATTTGCTTAATTCTATTAGGAATTACAAGAAAATTATCTCAGAAACAGAGAGCGGAAAACGTGCATTTGATCCTAAATTATACAATGACGCAGTAATAGGACTAAACAGAGCAAAGAAAGCTGTTGATGAGTACAAGAAATCACTTGTTAGCGCTGAAGAAGCGACTAACACTTTGTCCGAAAAGATGACATCGCTTAATACAAAGACAGCGGTATCATCTATTCCAAAAGATTTTAAAGAAGTATATGAAAATGCATTAAAATCAGCACAGGCTGCGGAAGAGTTAGCAAAAGGAACGCATAGAGCAAAAAGCGAGATTGAACAGCTGCTTGAGAAGTACAGGGAATATAAGAAACTTATTTCTGAAATGGAAAGTGGCAAAAGACCTTTTGATGATAATGAGTATAACGAAGCAGTTAAAGGTTACAATCAAGCTAAAAATGCAATTGAAGAATATAAAAAAGCACTTACAAAAGTTCCTGAACAGCCAAAGGCATTTTCTTTTGCGCAAGACCTTTTACCTCGGCTTGTTGTACTTGAGAAAGAATTTGATAACATTGCAGGCAAATTAAATATGTTGGCGGGTAAAGGCATTGCATTATTTAAACTAATGGTTACACCGCTCAAGCTTGCGGCAAATGAATATGTTGAAAAATTTGAAAATTTAAAATCAAAAGTAGAAGATTTTCGTGACCATATAATGTCAAACCTAAAAAGGTTATCACAGTTCTGGGCTAGAATAATGCGCACATTTACCTTTATGCTTGTCAGAAAAGCTATTACGGCGATTATTTCCGAGGTAAATAATGCAATTAAGTCATTAGCTCAATTTTCAAATGCAATGGGAACTCAGTTTAACCAGAGTATTTCTAATCTTGTTGCTGATTTCCAGTATCTAGGTCGTTCTATTGTAAGTGTTTTTGCTCCTTTGTTAGAGATGATT